AACGCCTTCGACATTCGCACCGTTCGCCGCCTTCGCATCGGCCGATCGCGAATATGGCTTAGATCCTCTCTCATGGCCGCGATCAACGGCGACACCGAGTAACCACGAACCCCACACACAGGAGAACAGAGACATGAAAGTAAAGCTGACATTTACGAATAAATTATTGGGATCGTGTCCCAATGACGCAGACCTCTACCGTAACTGGATCGCCAACGACGTTCCGACGGAAGTGGCCGACAAGGAAGTCAAGGCACTTCCTCAAGAGCAGGCCAATGCCAAGACCAATGATATCGAGGCCAAGGGCACGAGCGTTTTCAGGCGAACAAGTGACAACGTGCCAGCCTTGGCCGACTACACCATCAAGGGATTCTTCAAGGACGCCGCTTCGATGCTGGCCCGCATCGGGAAAGACCACAAGTTGGTCGCCCACAAAAAGATCATCGACGGCCTGATCTTTGTTCATCCTCGGCTCATCGAACTGACCCTACCAGAAGGCGACACCGTCGGACACCTCGTTCGACCGCTTCGAGCCCACACTGCCCAAGGTGAGCGGGTAAGCCTTGCCCGTAGCGAGTCAGTGCCCGAAGGAACAACCTGCGAGCTAGAGATTCGCTGCCTGGATGAGAAGCTGGAAGATGTCGTCTTGCGGTGGCTGGACTACGGAGAGGCTCGCGGCCTTGGGCAGTGGCGAAACAGCGGCAAGGGCACCTTCACCTACAAAGAGACGGCAGAGAGCATCGAGGCTCGCAAGACGCGCAAGGCGAAAGCAAAGGCGGACAAAGACGCCGCCGAGAAGAAGTAGCAACGGCGCGGCTGGGCCAAGCGGTGCCATGCAAAGCAAAGGCTGTGCGTGGCGAGGCGATGTAAAGGCATGGCGTGGCACTGCGTTGTGAAGCAAAGGCCAAGCGTAGCCTTGCGTGGCATAGCAAAGGCAAAGCGAAGTTCGACGGACGACAAAACGCATAACACACAGGAGAACCGGACTATGGCACTCACACTGGCAAGCATCAGCAAGGGGGCGATTCTTCGAGCCCCTCGAATGGTCCTCATCGGCGTCGAGAAGATCGGCAAGACAGCCTTCGGCTGCGGATCGCAATTCGACAAGAACGGTAAGCTGGTCGAAAACGGCACCAACTCGCCCATCGTCATTCCCGTCAAGGGCGAAGAAGGCACCGACGCCTACGACGTGCCTGTATTCCCAACGTGCCACACCCTGGAAAGCGTGTTCGAGGCCATCGGCGCCTTGTGCGGCGAGCATGACTACCGAACGACGGTACTCGACTCGGCGTCCGCGCTCGAGCCCCTCATTCACGATAAGGTCTGCCGGGACAACGGCAACATGGACAGCATCGAGAAGGTCGGCGGCGGATACGGCAAGGGCTACACGATGGCCGTGGGCGTGTGGCGGCAACTGCTAGACGGCCTGGACTGTCTGCGATCGACCCGGAACATGACGAGCATCATCATCGGCCACGTCAAGGTGAAGCGGTTCGACGATCCGGCTGGCGACTCCTACGACCAGTACCAATTCGACATTCACGACAATGCGGCGAACCTTCTTTTCCGATGGGCTGACCTGATCTTATTCGCCAATACCAAGGTCGTCGTGAAGAAAGAGGATGTCGGATTTGACAAGGCCAAGAATCGCGGTATCGACGTCACTCAAGGGCAGCGGTTCCTGTTCACGCAGAAGCGACCGGCTCATCCTGGCGGCGGGCGCGGCGTGTACGGGCAGCTTCCCTACGAGCTTCCCCTCGACTGGACAGCATTCATGACGGCCGTTGCTGCGGCCGCAGAGTAATCACCCTCAACACAGGAGCAACGACAATGGGACAACTCGGACAATTCCTCGACGGCGGCGGCATCAACCCGGACACAGAAGAACCCAGCCGCGACTTCACGCCGATTCCTCCGGCCTGGTATCCGTTTGAAGTCGAGGCGGCGGAGGTCAAGCCCACAGCCGCAAAAGGTGGGCAGATACTCAAGGTTACGCTCAGCGTGATCGGCGAGCAGTTCAACGGCCGCAAGATCTTCGCCTCGATCAACATCGTGAACAAATCGGTCAAGTGTACGGAGATCGGACGGCGGGAATTGGCCGACCTTGCCAGGTCGTGCGGGATTCCGTACCTGGATGATGAAAACAAGCTCCTCGGCAAGCAACTCGAATGCAGGCTGGTGGTCAAGCAGGACAAGGGCTACCAGCCGGACAACGAGGTCAAGGGCTACCGGGTTCTTGGCGGCGGGAACGCTGCGGCGCCCGCGCCGACTCAGCAGGCACCTCAGCAAGCACCGGCGACACCGGCGCCCGCGCCGACTCAGCAGCCGGCCGCAGCCCCCGCCGCGCCAGCAGCCAAGGGCAAGATGCCCTGGGATAAAGAATAATTACCCCCAACCGAGGCTTAGCCTCAAAGAAAGCGAACAATGGCTCCGACAGTAGGACGCATCGTGTTGTACAAGCCCATACCGAGCGAAATGCCCGTCGGACCGATGGGCGGCAGCGGCGAGAAGGCGGTCGATCATCGGTGCGCGGCCATAATCACGGCCGTTCACGACGAACACACCGTCAACCTCGGCGTGTTCGGGGCGGATGGCAAGGTGCGTTCCAAGTTGAACGTGCCGATGGTCCACCTCAAAGACACCGACAGGCCGCTGGATGGCTATTGCGAGTGGCCGAAGGATCGGCCAGCTCGACGAGAATAAGGTCAAGTGACAAGAACCCCCCTTTTATTCACAGGAGAAAGACGCAAATGGCAAAGATACTGAACGAACTGGCGAAAGGGCTCTATCAAGCCAAGCTGGCCGAGAAAGCCGCCAAGGCCAGCCGCATCGCCATCGAGGAAGAGATTGCCGGCCAGGTTATCATCGACGGCGACAAGGGCTCGAAGACGGTTGATGCCGACGGCGGACTCAAGCTGACCGTAACGAAGAAGGTCAACTACAAGGCCGACGTGGCCGCGATCCGCGAACTGGACCTGCCCGAAGACGTCATGCCCGTCAAGCACGTCCCGGCGAGTTGGAGCTTTGACGCGAAAGCCTACGAGAACATTCGGGAGAATCACCCCGACGCGGCGGCACGGCTGGCCGACTGCGTGACAGCAACGCCGGCCAAGGTCAGCGTGACGTTGAAGCTGGCGTAGGCAGGCGCAAAGAAGTGCCCCGGCGGGTTGCAGCCCGCCGGGGCGAGGCCACCACACGTTTACGCATCCCACAGGAGTCAGAGGCGAACATGGGCAACCTATCGAACTTTCTGCCGACTGAAACCGAGACAGTACAACGCATTTACGCATTCCACAAGCGAGAAGGGGACGCCGAGCCCACTCGCGGCTACATGGGCGCCAGCATCCTTGGCCATCACTGCGACCGCTATCTATGGTATACCTTCCGCGGCTGCGTGGCCCGGAAATTCGAGGGTCGGCTCTACCGGCTATTCGAGACTGGCAACTTGGCCGAAGCCCGATTCGTTCGAGAATTGCGAGGCATCGGCTGCGAAGTTTGCGACACCGATAAGGACGGCAAGCAATTCGAGGTCAACGCTCTCGGCGGGCACGTCTCCGGCCACATGGACGGCTGCGCCCTGGGCATTCCCGAAGCACCGAAGACCTGGCACGTCGGCGAATTCAAGACGCACAACGCCAAGAGCTTCAAGGCTCTCGTCGATAAGGGCGTGAAGACGTCCAAGCCTCAGCACTTCGCCCAAATGCAAATCTACATGGGCTTGATCGGCATGACGCGGGCTCTCTACTTGGCCGTCAATAAGGACACCGACAAGCTGTACTCGGAGCGGATCAAGTACGACTCCAAGGCCTTCAAGGCTCTGATGGACCGGGCCGAGCGAATCATTACCACCCACACACCCCCCGAGCGATACGCAAGCCGATCTGACGATTGGCAATGCAAGTGGTGCGATGCCTACGAGCTCTGTTGGGGCGGCGGCGAGGAAGTCGCCGTGCCGATCCCGATGCGAGGCTGTCGAACGTGCTGTCATGCTACGCCGCAGATCGACGACAGCACAGACGCTCGCTGGACGTGTGCCAAGCTGCCAGTCAACCTCACGCCGCTAGCACAAGCCCAGGGCTGCGACGGACACCTACTCCTGCCGGGCCTAGTCGGCTTCGCGGACACCTGCGATGCCGGCGATGACTGGATCGAGTTCGTCAACAAGTCCGACGGCGCTCACTGGCAGCACGGCCAGGGCAAGGGTATGTGGTCCACCGTCGAGCTTATGAAGACCCCCGGCCCGGCTGTCGGCGATCGCACCGTCGAGGCCGTTAAGGCTGCATTCGGCGGCGAATGCGAGCGGGTGCCGTTGCTCCACCAGTACCCCCCCCAAGATTCGGAAGTGCTGTGGAGCGGCTCGACGACGGGGATCGCGGACGCGATGGAGGGGCTTGGCCTGGGCGACCTTTGCGAGAAGTTGCCGAGGCGAAAGGAAGACCGCGACGGCATGATCTGCACCGAGTTCGCCAGCGAAGGCGAAGGCCGCGACATCCTGATTGTAGTCAACCCGCAGAGCGACACGGCGGCGATTCTGGAGGGGAAGAAATGAAGAGAAAGGAATGCAGCATGAAAACATCATGGATCGAAACGGCGAGCGGATTCCGGCTTGACTTACCCAACCCGCGAGCCGAGCAAATCAAAATCACCGATATAGCCTGGGCACTGTCGATGAAGTGCCACTTCGGCGGGGCGGCGAAACAGTTTTTCAGCATTGCCGAACATTCCGTCGGCGTGGCCGATGTATTGAATGATCTGGGCTTTGATCGCCTGACGCAGCTTCGCGGGCTTTTGCACGACGCGGCCGAAGCCTACCTTGGGGACTGTATTACACCCCTGAAAGAAATCCTTCCCGAGTACGGAGTGATCGAAGAACAAGTCCAGTCGGCGATACTTGAGTCGCTTGGCCTTTGCGGGGCCGACCGCGATCGCGACTCGCTTGTCAAAACGGCCGACCTTGCAATGCTCGCGGCCGAAGGCGATCAGCTAATGCCGAGCAAGGTTGTACAGTGGGCCGACTTCCACCCTGGGCAGTGTTTCGTGCAAGTCGGACCGCTGGCGTGCCTCAAGCCCTTCGATGCTTACACCCTATTCTTGACACGGTTCGCGAGCCTGTGGCCGGAAAGCGTCAAATGATCGGCAAACACCTAGACAAGCTGGCACTCATCGCCGAAATCAACGACCTCTACATGCCACCACGGATGTGTCGCGAGGATGGGAGCGTTTCTAAGTTGTATCCAATCCCTGAGCATCATGGGAAGGTGAGCCTGTGACCGCCCTCTACGCCCCACCACCAATCGAAGCCGGCCACATGACACCACGGCCCTACCAGTCCGAGGCTCTCGACGCCTTAGACGGCCACATGCGAGCCAGCGAAGCCAACCCCTGCGTTGTGATTCCCACTGGCGGGGGCAAGTCCGTAATGATGGCCTGGGCGATTCAGACTTGGAAGCGGGCTTACCCCCCCTTCCGGTGCTGCATCCTTGCCCACCGAAAAGAGTTGGTAGCTCAGAACGCCGCTGAACTGGCCGGCCTGTGGCCCGGCGGCGATATTGGCATCTACTCAGCTGGGCTCAAGCTCCGCGAAATGGACCACTCAATCACCTACGCCAGCATTGACAGCATCTATAGCAAGTGGGGCGAGTTTCCGGCGTTCGACTGCCTCATCATCGACGAAGCCCATCGGATTCCCGCTCGCGGCGAAGGCAAGTACCGGACGTTCATCAACGGCTGCAAGGTGCTCAATCCCAATCTTCGCGTCGTTGGGTTCACGGCTACTCCGTTCCGCATGGGGCATGGCCCGATCTGTCACAAAGACCACATTCTAAACAAAATCTGCTACGAAGCGAACGTAGGCGACTTGATCCATCAGGGGTTCCTCTGCCGGCTACGGAGTAAGGTCGGTGCGGTCGCGCCGGATATGGAGAACGTCAAGAAGA